GCGGAGTTGATGAGAATAGAACAGAAGATTCTAAGCAATCTGATACATGATGAGCATTATTGTCGTAAGGTAATTCCGTTTCTAAAGAAAGAGTATTTCACAGATCGTAAAGAAGCAATCCTTACAAGTGAGATTGTTTCCTTTTTCACAAAATACAACAAACCTGCAACAAAAGAAATTCTATCTATTGAAGTTGGAAATAGAAAAGATCTTAATGACAAAGAGTTAGTTGAACTTGCCGATTATATCGGTAGTTTGAATCATGAGCCAGTTAATGAAGACTGGATGCTAGAAAACACTGAGAAGTTTTGTAAAGATAGAGCGGTTTATAATGCGATCCTTAATTCAATTAGTATCATCGATGGGCGAGACAAAATTCATACTAAAGATGCGATACCTAGCATCCTTAGCGATGCACTCGCTGTTTCTTTTGATAATCACATCGGTCATGACTATCTGGATGACCACCTTTCGAGGTTTGATTTTTATCACAGGGTTGAAGAGAAAATTCCTTTCGACCTTGACATGTTCAACAAAATCACCAAAGGTGGACTCTCAAAGAAAACCTTAAACATTGCACTTGCTGGCACTGGTGTTGGTAAGTCATTGTTCATGTGTCACATGAGTGCTGGTTGTTTAACACAAGGTAAAAATGTTTTATACATAACTATGGAAATGGCAGAAGAAAGAATCGCTGAGAGGATTGATGCGAATCTCTTGAACCTTACCATGGATGAATTGAAAGTTATTGATAAGGATATCTTTGAATCTCGTATCGCAAAGATTACAAGTAAGACTAAAGGTAAACTAATTGTCAAAGAATATCCAACTGCAAGTGCTCACTCTGGGCACTTTCGTGCATTGCTGGAAGAATTAAAACTGAAACGAGACTTTAGACCTGATATAATCTTCATTGATTATCTTAACATCTGTGCGAGTCAGCGAATGAAGCAAGGTGGAAGTATTAACTCTTATACATATATTAAGGCAATCGCAGAAGAGTTGAGAGGTTTGGCAGTAGAGTATAATGTGCCAATCGTTTCAGCAACTCAAACAACTCGTTCTGGGTATACAAATTCAGATCCAGGACTAGAAGATACGAGTGAATCATTTGGTTTGCCAGCGACCGCTGACTTCATGTTTGCTTTGGTCAGCAATGAAGAATTAGAAGCGTTAAATCAAATCCTTGTAAAACAATTAAAGAATCGTTACAACGATCCTAGTTTTTACAAACGATTTGTGATTGGAATTGATAGAGCAAAGATGAAATTGTATGACACAGAAGCATCTGCTCAAGTTAATATAAGTGACTCTGGTCAAGATGATGAGCCAGTGTTTGATAAGAGTAGTTTTGGTCGCAGACAAAAAGCAGAATCATTCGAGGGATTTAAGTTTTAGGAGAAAGATATGGTAAAAGTTATTGTAGCAAAACAGAAACATGATATGACTCATATGTTGGGACAGTTCCCTGATGAGTCGCATTATGATCATCTTATCGAGGAAGATACAGATGTATACATGCCAGAGATTCCAGGACATCCAGAGATGACATTCTCTGAAGAGAGGATTGTTCTGAAGTTTCGTAAGAATTATTTTACAAAAGAACAACAAGACCAAGCATACATTGGACTTCGTGAAGCTGCAACTGAGACGCAGAATCGTGGACTTGCAGCTGGACCAAGAGCAGAGAAGTTAGGTAATCGTGAATGGGTCACTGAGTATGAATATGACATCGTTGATTACTTCAGTAATCCTAAAGCCAATCTATTTGGTGAAGATCCAATTGAAGCAATTCGTCAGGCACATAAGAACAAGAAGCCATCTCCGTCTAATCGTAATAATGTTTGGGGTATTTCTACTGTAAAGAAAGACAACTTCGTCTTTGAAGACTGGGTTGAAGCAACAAGAAAACTTTCTGAGAATGAAATGCGTGCAGAAGCAAAACGAGTTGCTGAGAAATATATCTGTGCAACAACCTATGCCAATGGTGTGTTCTCTGGTATTGCTGGATGGTTCGATCGTTATCCTCGCATTCCTTATGGTCGTGCAACATCTTATACTGCGAATCATCCAGACAAATTTGCTATGGCGTATCCATTCCTACAGCAACTTGCACAGGGTTTCAAAGATCTGTTGCCATGGAGATATGGTAATCAGATGGAAGCAGCAAATAAAATGGATCCTCGTTTCTTAGTTCCAGAAACTCCATTTACTACTGTCACTGTGAATAGATCTTTTAGAACTGCATGTCACTTTGATGCAGGTGACCTAACTTCTGGTCTATCAAATCTACTGACATTATCAAACAATGGTAATTATCGTGGTTGTCATCTTGTTGCACCAGAGTATCGTGTCGCAGTAAATCCAAGACCTGGAGATCTGCTTTTGATTAACAATCATGAAGTGATGCATGGTAATACTCAGATTGAATTGCTTGACGATGTGGCAGAGAGAATTTCATTGGTTGTATACTTCCGTGAGAAGATGCTTGAGTTGGGTTCTAAAGAGTATGAAGAATGTCGTTATGACTTCGTTGAATCTCGTAGACTCAATAAAGAGCACCCAGAGCAACGACCATTGTGGAATGGTGTATCACCATCAATGTGGGATTCTAAAGAATGGTTTGATTATCTAGAATCAAAACTAGGTACAGAAGTATTGAACAAGTATCATCCACCAAAGACTACAACTGTTAATGCACTCGAGGAGTTCTTCGGATAATGTGTGCCGTAATTGGAACAATCATTCAGAATCCTTCAACAAAGGATTTTGAAAATCTACTTCGTGTATTCCATGAGTCTAAGATTCGTGGAATGCATGCTACAGGAATCTCATATGTTAAGCATGGTAAAATCCATACTGAGAAACACCCAGTGCCAGCTAATAATTTTCCTTTTGATTTGCCAGCGTATGTCAATGAAGATGGAAATCTATACCTTATTGGGCACTGCCGTTATAGCACTAGCGATCTTGAGTATAATCAGCCAATTGCTAATGATAATCTCTCAGTAGTTCACAATGGTGTTATTACTCAAGAACTACCAGAGAAATGGAAAGAGTTGTATGGTTATGATTGTGAAACTAAAAACGATACAGAACTAATCCTACACACAGCAGAAGATTGCATCTCTCCGTTAGTTCGCTGGAAAGATTCTAGTCTTGCAGTTTGCGAGTTGCATGTTGATAAAGTTATTCGTGCATATCGCAATGGTAAGCGTCCATTATATTTGACAACTTTCAACAATGGATGTATAATTACCTCTACTGAAAATATTCCTGCAAGAGCAGGTATCGAAGGATTTACAACTGAGTTACCTTTGAACACTTATATAACTTTTGATGATGCATTGGCTATGATGGTTGAAGTAGAAACAATAGATGATGCAGTGGATTTCCAACACTATGAACTTTGTTAATTCTACGAGAGTAGAAGAACTAATTAAAAACAGCCCAGCTGGTAAGAACACAAAGTTCTTATCGGCTGCACACTCATTGTGGTATCGTTTTCATAATTATGACAAAGCACCACCGATGACATATGAAGTAAATGGTGAAGTTGTATCTCTTATCTTTGCCACATTCAATCGTGACAACTACTCAAATCTATATGAGATTGTTACACTTGAGGGAAATGAGGGTAAAGGATACGCATCTAAATGTTGGGATGCTTGGATTGATTATGCAGTTAAAGAAAGAAAGATGACACGATTAAAAATGTCCTGCACACCATCATCTGTTACATGGCACTACAAAAATGGTTTGATTTGGTGGGCAGTAGATCCAACAGGGTCACTTCGTTCTGATCAACCATTGTTTCCAACGAGAGCAGAGCAGATTGCTTATAGAGATTATGCTATTGTGAATCCACTTCAAGCACTACCACCATACAAAGCAAGAGAACAATTTCGATTAGAGGGATTAGAATCCTACAAGTGGGGTGAGAAAAAGAAAGCAAAAAGCCAAGCAGCAATTGATGCAGTGGGTAAGGCATGGTTAAGAGAAGCACTAATGGAACAACCCTCTTTAGAAGAATTTTTAGTATAATGGATTATCGTTTGGAAGAAAATCGTAAGGAAGCATTCATTCGCTGGTATGCTTGGTCGTTGAAGTATGATGACTGCGATCCTGCTGTATGGGCAACAAACTATCTGAACAATCGTTATGAACATAATGATGAGCAGAAGTTGTGGTTGTGTTGGTTGTATGGTAATACATACTATCTTCCAACTGCATGGATTCTTATGAACGAGTTTCCAGACTTTGAGTTAGCCACTGTAGATCGTATGACACAATGGAACACTACAAACTATAAACGATTAAGATACCAAACAGATACAAAGTGGAACAAAGGACACCTCCCTACCATGTTCGCTTCTTACCAACAATTTGTGGGAGACAAAACACAGAGAGAAAGGTTAGAAGAATATTATGGACGCAATGAAGAAGAGAACTTTAATAACCTGTGGACAGGCATTAAGTCTGGGTTGCATAAGTTTGGTCGTTATTCCACTTGGTTTTATCTTCAGCATCTTAAGCATACTGCTGGTGTCCATATCAATCCTACTTCTCTCATGTTGGATGATTATGATGGCTCTCGCTCTCATCGTAATGGATTGCTTTATGCCGTTGGACAGGAAGACTTTGTGGATAGAAAACTCACTGGAGGACATTATAGCAACCTTGAAGCACAAGCGTACGAGATTCTTTGCGAGACGAAAGCGAGATTTCCAGAACTAATTGATCAGATAGATTACTTTACCATGGAAACTTGTTTGTGTTCTTTTAAGAAGATCTTTAGAGCACATCATGGTCGTTATCTTGGATACTATCTTGATAGACAGGCAGAAGAAATTATGCAGTGTGAGAAGGATGGATGGTATGGTATTGATTGGGATGTTTTGTGGCAATCACGAGAAGAAACTATCGACTTGAGATTAGACCACAGAAGAGGAATTGATAAAGAAAGATTTTCTAGTTTTATTAATACAGGAAGACTAGAGAATTTAGAGTGGATGTTTGATGATGAGCAACCTATATTAAATGGATTGGAGATTTTTGCATGAGTTTAACAACGACAAGTTCTGTTTCTTTACCAGTAAGCATTAGTGATATGACCACTGGGAGTATAACTATATCAAACACCAGTGGTAGTTATGGAACCATTGCAATGGGGGTAATTACTGATGACTTACTAGACAAGTATGAGTTTAATAAACTAACTGTTGATCATAAAGTATCAGCACATGAACTCTTAAAGTTAAAAGATACTGTTCCAACTTATGCAGACGAGATTAAAGAAAACCTTGCTAAGAATGCATCAAGAGAATTGGTAAAGAAGATTACCTTTACAAAGAAACATGATGTTGACTCTGATGTGCATCACTTTATTGGAAGAGTCTGGGTATTTACAGAGGAAGAACTAAGAAAACTTATTGAGGAAGTGAAACATGCTTAAAGAAATTGTAGGAACAACTGATCAAATTTCAATTCAGATTATTCGTGGAGAACCACAGGTGCGTAAACTAATCGCTGTGGGTGGTCAACCTGGAACTGGTAAAACCACTCTATTCCGTAAGTTTATGGAGAAGTATCAATGGGAGAAAGTCGAACCTAAAAAGATGCTTCCTGCTCTATATTGTAAAGAACTAGACCTATACATTCTAGGTAAGTATGATGATGGAGAAACCTTTGCTGGTACAGATCGTCTAAGTATGGCTGTTCAACCAGTGGCACAGGAATTTGTTAGAGAGACCACCTCCAATATTCTATTCGAGGGAGACCGAATCTTTAATCAGTCCTTCCTAGAGTTTGCAATGGGACTTCCTAATACGGATCTTCAGGTAATTTACCTTAAAGTTCCAGATGCTATGCTAAAAGAACGCTATGCAGAACGAGGATCCGACCAATCTGAGACTTTCCTAAAAGGTCGTGCGACTAAATATAGTAATATATTGTCTAATTTTGAACTGATGCCCTACATTACAGAGTTCGTTAATACTAACTTAGAGGAGCAGGGAAAGGTTTTGAGTTTCTTGGAAGGACATTTCAAGAGATAAAATGCCTTTCTAGGATGTAAAATGAAGTTCCTAGAAAATGCCAATTTCGACTGGATGGATCTACTCAACTTTGGGGAACGACCATTCAGAGCGAAGTTCATTCCTGCAAAGGTTTGGAAAGATCTTGATCTCTATCGCAACGATGGCAAGGGTCTTTCCAACTACTTCCGTAAGTGGCGAACAAAGATAGAGTTTCGACCAGAGCCATCCAAAGCCAAGATGTATGAATCCTATGTGGCTTGTGGTGGAGAATACGATCCCACTACTCGCCAGTCTACAATATTCATCTACACCTATTACTTCGATGAATTCCCATTCACAGATAAAACTTGGGACAAATTCAAGTATCGTCTAATTCAAGTGACTATGCATGAGTTAATACACTTCATGCAGTTCGATCGTAGAGGAGACGAGTGGAGTGGGTATGTAGTTCCTTACAAAAAGGTTAAGTCACAAAAGAAGAACGACGAGAGAAAGTATCTCTCTGAGTTTGATGAAATACAAGCATATGCACATTGCTGTTTGTTAGACTTTAAAACCTATCGTCCAAATGTTCCTATTGACATTCTGTTATCTCGTGCAAAGAAATACAGAGACTCATCAACCCTTAGATCCTATCTAAAGTCCTTCAATTACGACTACAAGAACAATGTTGCAATCCCAAAGATTATGCAACAGATTATCAAGTGGGATCGTAAATATCAAAAAACAGTCCGAGCATCTCGTCGTCCTAAATAATTAGTATTTACTAATAGGGACAGTGATGGCAGCACAACAGGGCTTCGCCTACGAAAACAATGCATACAAAGCACTTGCCAAATTCGGTATCAGTGCTGGGTCAGGTGCAGCTGGAGCATCGTCCGATCGCCCAGATCTAGAAATCAAACTTATTAGAGATAAAACAGGTGTCAATAAAGAGGGATGCGAGTTAAAGATTGCACCCACTGCAGCAGGTTCACTAGTCCTTAAATACTATGATGGTAAATGGGCATATGGTGTGACTGATGATGATCCTGAAAAGGAATTATTAGTAGCACTTGGAAACAAATACAAACTATTAAATGAGATGAATGTCTCAGGTACATATGGTAAGAATTGGAGAGGTAAAGTTCCTTTTTTACAAAATGATAAAGCAGGTAAGAAGATTGTTCCAAGTGGTAAGACTAAAGCAGATGCCTACAAAGAAGACATAAAGCAGTTTAGTGGTCCAAACGAAGTCCACATACCTGTTCCAGCCAAAGCAATTTGCGACTACTACAACTCAAAGAAGTGTGCATATATTAATGTTGGCACACATGGATTCTTTTTACTAATTC